GTCACAAAGGCGGAGATTATAGTGGTGCACACAAAAAGATTGAAAAAATTGCTAAAGGTCTAGCAAGTCATCCACAAGTTGCAGCAGTTCTTAAGAAACAAAACGAAGCAGTTAAAGAAGGTTTAGGTGATTTAGCGCATCTAGCTGAAAAAGATCACGAAGTACAGATGGCTCGTGCTGAACTTTACAAACTAGCAAAGTATGCTATCAAACTACACGAAATGCTCAAAGGCATAAGTGAAAGAGAAGGCTTAGAAGGCTGGGTACAATCTAAAATTACTAAATCAGCAGATATGATTGGCAGTGTTTATCATCATTTAGACTATCAAGAAAGTCCAATGGGCGATGAAGTAACAGAAGCAAAAGATACACATTGTTCAGACAAGTGTTGCGGAAGTGAAGTTAAAGCAGAAGATTGCACATGTCCGCCAACTTGCAAGCACTGTAATTGTAATGCAGTTCAAGAAGGCAAGAAAGACGAGTATAAAGAAAAACTACGCAAGAAATTAAAAGCGTCAACTGGCAATATTGTTCCAGCAGATATTCAGCCTTCTCCCGATACAAAAGCTAAAAAAATTGCACCGATCATGCCCAGCAGCAACGGCGGAGGCGGCAGATAATGTATAAGCCAGTAAATACAGATGATATATTTGGCGCAGTAGACGGTAATCGTGCTGCACCTGCGATGCAGTCAAATGCTATGTCAGCGCCACTAGTAAATTCTCAAACTCCTCCAGTAACACAAAACGGTAACGCAAGTGAAGCTGAGAAGATTAGAGCAATGGGCGACAGACTTGCAAAAATTTGGGAAGACTAATGGATTGGAATAAACTTCAACATACTTTATTTGCACTAGATCCTAGTGATCCAGCAGAAGATTTACGCAAACTAAAAGAAAGTGCAGACAATGCGCAAGAAAGTGTAGTAGATGCATCAAACTTCCTGCAAGAAAGTGTACAAGTACAAGAAGGTACTATGCCAGTTGAAGGTGATTATAGTCTAAGTGACTTTGCTGCACTAGCAGGAGTTACTCTAACCGAATCGCAAAAAACTGGTAGTGCAGGACAAGCAAAAGGCAAAGACCAAATGCCCAAAGCAGAGCCAGGACGTACTAAACATCCATTAAAAGACAAACTTGTTGGCGAAGACTGGCAAGACGGCAAAGATAATTACAACAAAATAGCACTATTTAAAAAGATGGCAGGCGGTGATGTTAAAGATACAAATACTACTACTACTTCTGCTAAAAAATCATCAAATACTGTTTCTTCAAACGCTCCTAGAGGAACAAAGCAACAATTGTCAGCGTTTCTTAAAAAGCATAGTGTTGCACTGCAACAAATTGCCGGAGATGCTAAAAAAACACAGCGTTTCGAAACTTGGTTAGCAAAGTGGAACGAAGGCGTTGAAGAAGGTGACGGGCGTAAAAAGGGCATTCACGGTAAAGGACATCCTATGCGTAAGAAACAACAAGCTGCAATACACGCCGGCGAAGGTGTTGAATCAATCAAAGAAATGCTACTACGTAAATTAAACGCTAAAAAGTAATCCTACACAAATAAATTAAAATAAAGTCAAGTTAATGCTTGACTTTTTTCACGATGTACGCTATAATTAACTTAACAATATAACTCAACAAGGAGATTACTATGAGTGACCGTACCTATGGTGCAGAAGAAAAAGCAAAACTTGAGCGCCTTGTTCAAGAAGGTGTAACTGTTCTACAAGAAATTGAAGACTTGCAGGGTGGTCTTAAAGACACTGTTAAAGCTGTCGCAGAAGAACTTGACATTAAGCCTAGCTTGATTAACAAAGCAATTAAGATTGCACAAAAGCGTGATTGGGATAAGCATGCAGATGCATTTGATGATCTTGAAACATTAGTAGCAACGGTTGGCGTTGATAAATGATTGAAACAGATGTAGAAAAATTTGAAAACTTTATCGAGGTCTACGATAATGTTGTTTCTCCTCAATTTTGTGAGCAAGCTATTGCACATTATACTGCTTTAGAACATACACGAAGAGCATATTCTAGGCAAGAAGCTGAAGATGCAAGTCCTCTTAAGAAATCAGGCGGAATATCATTCTTGACTGATAATCCAAATATTCAAAGATTTGATGCAACTGGTGAAATTTTACACGAATTTCACAATGCAAGTGCTGAATGTTATAGACATTATGTAAGTAAATTTGGAATTTTAGACTCAATGCAACTTTCCATGAACCATAATGTACAGCTTCAAAAAACCCCGAGGACTGGAGGATATCATGTATGGCATTGTGAACATGCATTTCCTGTTGCAAGCAGAGCTATTTTTGTTCAGTTGTACTTAAACACAATCGAAGAAGGTGGCGAAACTGAATTTTTATATCAAAGTAAAAGAGTGCCTGCTGTTCAAGGCAGACTATTAATGTGTCCGGCAGGATACACACATACTCATCGAGGCAACCCGCCAATGAAAGGCGATAAATTTACAATTAATTCTTGGATAGAATATATATGAATAAAATAAAAGACTTTTGGATGCAGAGTTATCACACTGATAAAACTGCATTCTTTTATGAAGTTCTAAGTTTTGTTTTTACTGTAGCAGCCAGTTTAACACTAGCTATGACTGCATATGAACCTAACATGACAATAGTATATCCAGGTTTCTTTATTGGATCTATATTTGGGGTGTTAGGATATATTAGGCGAGGTCTTGCTTGGCCAATGATGTTGACTGCATATTTTTGTGTAGTAAATGTATTCGGATTTGGCGTATCAATGCTTTGGTGGTAATATATACTTTATAGAATCGTTCACTTACGAACAGGTATACGGTTAGTTGGCCAAAAGCAACAAGGAGAATAAATGAGCTACGTAGACGCAATGTTTGACAGAGACGCCGATATTATTCGGGCAGTTGAACGCAAAGACGGTAAGAGAACTTATCGCGAATATCCAGTAAAATATACATTTTATTATAAAGATCAGAAGGGCAAGTACAAGAGCGTGTACGGTGACCCTTTGAGTCGTATTGTGTGCAAGAACACCAAAGACTTCCGCAAAGAAGTTGCAATTAATAGGGACAAAGAACTGTTTGAGAGTGATATTAATCCTATCTTCCAGTGTCTAAGCGAACAGTACCTTAATCAAGATGCACCTAAGCTAAACATTGCGTTTTTCGATATCGAGACTGACTTTGATCCAGAGCGAGGATTTGCTGATCCTAGTGATCCGTTTATGCCTATTACGAGTATCTCTGTATACTTGCAATGGCTCGACACAATGGTGTGTTTGGCAGTGCCGCCGAAGACACTTACTATGGACGAAGCAAAGAAAGAACTTGAAGGCATCGACAACGTAATGTTGTTTGAAAAAGAAAAGGACATGATTGACACGTTCTTGACACTGATTGAAGACAGTGACATTCTAAGTGGATGGAACAGTGAAGGATATGATATTCCGTATACTGTAAACAGAACTGCTCGTGTATTAAGCAAGGATGATACAAGACGTTTCTGCTTGTGGGGACAGCTTCCTAAGAAGCGTACTTACGAAAAGTTTGGTAAGGAAAGTGAAACGTTTGACTTAGTTGGGCGTGTACACTTGGATAGTTTGAACTTGTATCGTAAGTACACTTATGAAGAGCGTCACACATATCGACTGGATGCTATTGGCGAAATTGAAGTAGGCGAAAACAAAGTTGCATACGAAGGCACACTTGATCAGTTATATAATCAAGACTTCCGTAAGTTTATTGAATATAACATTCAGGATACTGCACTACTTGACAAGTTGGACAAGAAGCTACGCTTTATTGATCTAAGCAACGAACTAGCACACGCTAACACAGTGCTTCTACAAACAACAATGGGTGCTGTTGCTGTTACAGAGCAAGCTATCGTTAACGAAGCATGGCATAGGGGTTTACAAGTACCCAATCGTAAAGCACGGGATGACGAAGCCACACAAGCTGCTGGTGCATATGTTGCGTTTCCTAAAAAGGGCTTGCATAAGTGGATTGCATCGATGGATTTGAACTCGCTGTATCCTAGTGTGATTCGTGCATTAAATATGGCTCCCGAAACTGTCGTAGGACAAATACGACCAGAGATCAGTGACGCTCGTGTACACGAAGACATGTTCTTAAAGAAAAAAAGCTTTGCTGGTAGTTGGGAAGGTAAGTTTGCAACCGAAGAATATGATGCTGTTATGGAACGGCGTAAAGACATTGTACTAACAATCGACTGGGAGGATGGCGGCAGTGATGTACTCAGTGGTGCAGAGGTTTATCAATTAATCTTTGACAGCAATCAGCCTTGGATGCTTAGTGCTAACGGTACTATCTTTACTACAGAGTTTGAAGGTGTTATTCCAGGTATCCTAAAGCGTTGGTACAGTGAACGTAAAGAGTTGCAGGCGCATCTTAAGAAAGCTAAGGACGCAGGCAATGCTGTCGAGACTGAGTATTGGGATAAGCGACAGTTGGTTAAGAAGATTAACTTGAACAGTTTGTATGGTGCTATTCTTAATCCTGGTTGTAGATTCTTTGATAAACGTATCGGACAAAGTACAACACTGACAGGACGTACTATTGTTAAACACATGAGTGCAGAAGCAAACAAAGTTATTACAGGTGTATACGACCACACAGGCGAAGCTGTAGTATACGGCGATACTGACTCTGTATACTTTAGTGCATGGCCTACGTTAAAAGATGATGTTGAGTCTGGTAAAATTGAATGGAATATTGAAAAAGCAATTACACTATATGATCAAATAAGTGAAGCAGTCGATAGTACGTTTGTTGACATGATGGCAAAGTCGCATCACTGTCCAAAAAGTCGTGCAACTGTTATTGCGGCAGGCAGAGAGATTGTTGCGCAGTCGGGCTTGTTTATTACTAAGAAGCGTTATGCAGCACTAGTTGTCGACAACGAAGGCTTTAGAACAGATATCGACGGTAAAGCTGGCAAGGTAAAAGCTATGGGCTTAGACTTGCGCAGAAGTGATACTCCTGTGTTTATGCAAGAGTTTTTGAGCGAGTTGTTGCTTATGGTGCTTACAGACAAGCCGCGTGAAGATGTGCTTGAGCGTATTACCCAGTTCCGTAAGGAGTTTAGTGCAAGACCTGGCTGGGAGAAAGGATCTCCTAAACGTGCAAACAAAGTTGGACACTATCGCCGCTTAGAAGAAAAGCAAGGTAAAGCTAACATGCCCGGCCACGTTCGAGCTAGCATTAACTGGAACACACTAAAACGTATGAACGGTGACAAGTATAGCGAAGAAGTTGTAGACGGTATGAAAGTTATTGTTTGTAAACTAAAACAGAATCCGTTAGGGTACACAAGTGTTGCGTATCCAACAGATCAAATGCGTTTGCCAGAATGGTTCAAAGAACTTCCGTTCGATGATGCAGCAATGGCAGAAACTATTATTGATAACAAACTAGACAACTTGATTGGTGTGCTAAACTATCCTCTAGAAGATACTAAGCAACACACAACATTCTCAAGTTTGTTTGACTTCGGAGAATAACGTGAAGATAAAACTAGAAATAGAAATTGATACAGAGAACGAACAGGACCTAAATACTATTGAAGAAGTTATTGAAAAGTTAAAGGAACTAGCGGAGATGATGCGATGAAATACGGCGCTTGGGATATAGGAGGCGAAGTTGTCAAGGATGATTATCGTTACACTGTAAAAGATAATACAGAACTTAATAATCTTGTAGTAAGTAGTACGCGATTAAATGCTAAAAAGTGTACTACGGGACACAGGCATGCCGGTCAAGAAGAAGTATATATTTTTATCCAAGGCAGCGGACAGATGGAACTTGATCATGAAATGTTTGATGTACACGAAGGAGATACAGTTTTAATTAAAGACAATGTATTCCACAAAGTACACAACACCAGTGATGTTGCACTAGAATTTATTTGTATATTTGATGGTAAGAGGAATCACAAATGAAAGTAGGAATTAATTGAAATGTTAAGAAGTTTATCGGAACAGATGCAATGATAACAGAGTATTACGGTCATCAACTAGGATCATGTACAAAAGTTAACAACGATGCAATTGTCTGGATACCGAAGTGTGGTTCCTCTGTGTTGAGACTGTATTATAAACACCCGGCTAACTATCACAATTTTGATGTTAAAAAATATTGGGTCTTGCTAAGAGATCCATATTTTAGATGGAAAAGCGGAATATATGAATATTGGTTTAGAAATCCAAATAAAGAAGAAGAAATTCTTGATACCATTAACAAAATTGAATTCGACGAACACACTGTTCCACAAACAAAATTTTTAAATTTTACTGGACCTGCTGAATATCTTATGTTAGAATTTGACGGCATGGAAACATTAAATATGAATTTAAAATTATTTAAAACTATTCCATTTGTTAATTATAGTTTTGAAAATAAGTTCAAATTAATGTTTTCAAAAAAACTAGATAGAGTACTTAGTAAAACGCTTATTGATAAAGTTAACGAATATTATCATGACGACTACCTGCTTATTAAGAATAATGTATATTTTAATCACGTGTTTACTAAAGATGATATCTATTATAAGGACAAAAAATGAAAGTAGGATTTACCGCATCAACATTTGATTTACTGCATGCCGGGCATGTACAAATGCTACGTGAAGCAAAAGATCAATGTGACTACTTGATCTGCGGATTGCAAGTAGATCCTAGTGTTGATCGTGCAGAGAAGAACGCTCCTATACAAACTGTTGTAGAGCGTTACACTCAACTCAAAGCAGTTAAGTATGTTGACGAGATTATCCCCTATGGTACTGAAAAAGATCTAGAAGATATCTTGACAATGTACAATATTCATGTTAGAATATTAGGAGAGGAGTATCGTGACAAGGACTTTACAGGTAAAGATATTTGTAGACGTCGCGATATAGACTTACATTTTAACAAGCGTGATCACCGTTTTAGTTCAAGTGATTTGCGCAAGCGAGTATCGGAGAGACAAAACGAATGAGTAAAGCATTTTGGCAAGGATTCAAATCTTGGAGAGGATTTGCTATAGCAGTATCATTTGTTCTCGGAATAGCACTAGGCAATTATGCTCACCCTTATGAAGTGTGTAAGCGTATGTACGACACGCCCGAAGACGTTGCAGAGTGCGTGTGGATCAAGGAGAATCCTTAATGTGGACACTTT